AGGTATAGATGGAAATGCTACTTCATCTCCTTTTAAGGGTTATATAGCAGATTTGAGAGTTGTAAAAGGAACTGCTGTATATACAGGCGCATTTAATCCACCTTCAGCACCATTAACTGCTATAACAAATACTAAGTTTTTAATAAATCCATCTGCTTCAAAAATATTTGATGTTAGTAAAAATCATAGAGTAAGATTGGCTTCTACTACATCATCTACAACTAGAACAAAACATGCTTCTGCATCAATACGTCCAAATGCTTCAGCTTCGGGTCATGGTGTTTATTTTGATGACAAGGGAGATGATGCGGAAAGATTGTATTTTGGACGAAAAAATTTTACTATTGAATTTTGGTATTGGTTAGATAGCACTATAAATAGTAGTGAAAAAACTTTATTTGAAGTTAGTCCGGGCGGTTTTAACAACAATATTACGTGCCAACTTCGGTCAGGTTTTGGATTATTTGTATATATTACTGGTGGAAATATCAATTCTTCAATATCTGGATTTGATAGTTCTACTATGGGTTCAGCTAATAATAATATGTTAAGCACAGCTTGGACACATGTTGCCCTTACTCGTGTTTATGATAAAATATATTTATATTTAAATGGTACTTTAGTAGCTACAAAAAGCACTTCAGGAACTCAAGATATTAATACCACAGGTACTTTTGTAATTGCTGGTGGATATTCTAATGGTGCGGATGTTTACATAGAAGATTTTAGAGTAAGTTTAGACCATGTTAGATTACCACTAGATACTGTAGCAAAAACATTAACTGCAGATAGTAATACCTTTTTACTTGCCTGTCATGCCGCATCTTCTACAACTGTAAGTGGAAGTTGGTCAGTAGCTACTAATGGTACAGCACCTACTGTATATGACTTCGGACCTGCAGATGGTATGAAGTCAGTTTATTTTCCACAAAACTCAGACCAAGTACTCAAACTAACGCATACAGGTGCTTCTTCAGTTTACACAATGGGTAGTACAACTGGTGGTGCGGCTGATAACATGTCTATAGAATTTTGGTTCTGGTTAGACGAAGATGATTTTAGTGCTAACACACATATAATGAGTACTTATAACGCCTCCTCTAGTGCTGCAAATTTTCAAATAGGTTTTCAATCTAATAATCTAAGAATTAGAGGACACTCAACAAGTGGTAGTACTTATGATATAGCTATATCAAATCATGTGCATCCTAGAACATGGCATCATCTTTATTATTCAGAGGAATACCAAGGTGGAAATACTTTTAATTATAGTTCTTATATCGATGGTAAAATTATGGGTAATGGTACTCTTAGTAGTTCAACTGGGTATGATTTACAAGAATTTGGTTTAGGTGGACGTTGGGATAATAGTTATCCTTTTAGTGGTTACATCTCTAACTTTAGAATACAAAGAGGTACGGTTGCTCATGCAATTGCAGGAAATAAATTTACACCCCCAACTTCAGAACTATTAGGCTAGAATAATGACAGAAAGTAGAAACAGAGACATAGCAACAAGTGCTGGTCAAGCTGTTGCTAACGATATTATAGCTAGTGATGGTACATTAACAGG